TCGTTTAGTGATATAGTGCAAACATGAACCATGAAGTAGCCGAATTTGTCGCCACTTTGCTGCATTCCAGCACGGTAACGCATTTCATGCATTGGTCCACAGAATCATTTTCCAAGCACAAAGCTTTAAGGAAATACTATGCTCAAATTATTGACCTGGTTGACCGATACGCAGAAGCGTATATGGGCAGCTATGAACAGCTTAAAAAATTCCCTGACGAATTTCATACAGAAAAAGAACCCGTAAAGTATTTAACCAGTATGAAGAAATTTGTCCTGGAAGCCCGCAAGGAGCTGCCCCAGGATACCGAATTACAAAATATTGTTGACGAAATCGCAGATTTAATTAACAGTACGTTGTATAAACTCCGCTACTTAGACTAAGGAAAAATCATGGCAAATATGATGAAGAACGAACCAAAAGGTTACGGCACAAGCGCCACAATGTCAGGCAACGCTAAAGCTAGCGATGGAACTGGCGAACGTGGTAGCGCAATGAAGAACATTCCTAACGCCATGACCAACAAAGTCGGCGCGGACAAAAAGTTTGATGGCGGCAAATCCAACGGTGTTTGCTACTCGCACGACCGTAAAAGCTGCCAATAATGGCTAATCCCCTAACCGCAATGATGGCGGCGGGGCAACTACAGGCCGACCCTGGCATGAACAGGGTTTCGGCGTTTATGCCGCCAGCCCCACAGCAGCCGCAAATGCATCCAGCGGACCAAGAATATTTCAATCGGATACAAACCCAATATCCGCAGCTGGTGGAAGAATACGCAGCACACCCAGAATCAAAGGGTGGGCGCGTTATTAACACCGATGTAGCGCGAGAAATGTCCCAGCACTATCGGGAAGACCGAACCAGGTCGGCGGACATTCACGAAGGCGCTAGTAGCTTTATGAAGAAGGTATATGCCGACAGACTCTCGCAGCCGACCCCCAAGGGCATGGATAACACGGTCGTATTTAGCGCGGGTGGAACTGGTGCGGGTAAGACCACGGCCCTGGACATATTGGAAAAAGTTGATCCAGCGCTTGCAAAAGCCGAAATGATCTACGACACCAACATGAACAAGTTTTCATCGGCGGACAAAAAGATACAGCAAGCCCTGGAAGCTAAACGCAAGGTCCGAATCGTTTACACCTACCGCGACCCAGCAGAAGCCCTGGAACATGGCGCATTGGCACGGGCGCACAGGATGGAAAAGGAAAAGGGATCAGGTCGGACCGTCCCAATTGGCGAACATCTAAAAACTCACATGGGATCGCGCCAGGTAATCGAACAGCTGCAAAAGAAATACGCCAAAAACCCCCGTGTAAACATTCAAATTGTTGACAATTCATTAGGTAGGGGCAATGCCAGAGCAAGCCAGCTTGACAAGTTGCCTAAATTAGAAGAGAATGAAGTTAAAAGGAGGTTGTATGAAACTCTCGAAAGAGTACGTTCCAGCGGTATCGGCGGAACGGAGCGAATTAGTGATGCCATCTACAGGGGAACTAAAGGCGCTAACGCCCGCTGAACATCGGGAAATGCGGATGTTTGAAGCAGAAAACAAAGGCCTAGCTGAACGCCTGGCTGCTGGTTTGAACAAAGCGGTTATGCGCGAAGACATGGACGGGACTCGCGGTGTCTAGCTGCGCGACTTGTTTGTTTTTTAAGAACGCCCAAATCATGGGTAGTTGTCGCCGTTATCCGCAAATGTTAAACAAACACGAAAACGATTGGTGTGGTGAACACGTTCTAGCGCCTATGGCCCTGGTCCAAATGCCCGTGTACGACATAATGACCGACACGGTCACCGAAACCCCCAAACGCAAATACACAAGGAAAAAAGATGCTGCAGCCGTTGCGTGACCGCGTAGTGGTACGTCCCCAGGTGCGGACGCTATCCGAAATTATCGTGGTAAACAACAAAGAACCATTTAACGAAGGCACGATCATGGCGATCGGCCCAATGGTGTCAGAAGTAAAAGTCGGCGATTTCGTTAAATACGGAAACGGTGACTATTTGAATTGGCCTACTCACAACGTGGCGGGCCAAGACTACCAGGTAATTCAAGAAGCGGACATTTGTGCCGTAGTTGAAGCATAATCTCGAAACCCAAACCTTTTAAGGATTAAATCATGTCAAATTCAGTCGCAATTGGCGTAGCTTATCAAGATCAAGATATTACTGGCGGTTCGCTAAATGATTCGCCTATTGGCGCAACCACACCATCAACCATTGTTGGCACAACCGTGTATGGCAGCAGCGAAATTGGTTATTCAAGTGCAGCGCAAGGAACGGTAACCCAAGCTACAAGCAAATCAACTGGCGTAACTTTAAACAAAAGCATGGGCAAAATCACTATGAACGCAGCATCATTGGGTGCTGGCGCAAGTGTGACATTCACTTTAACTAACAGCACAATTTCCGCAAATGATGTGGTGATTGCAAGCATTTCTGGCGGTGGTACTGCTGGCGCTTATTGGCCTTATGTCTCTAGCCAAGCTACTGGTTCTGCTGTAATTGGTTTATGGAACAGCACAGGCGGCGCATTGGCTGAAGCCGTTGTGATTAACTTTGTCGTTATTCATGGTGCATCTTGAACGAAGCAGCTTTAAAAGCCAGGATTGAACTCCTAACCGCCCAAGCCCGTCAAATGGAGCAAACCCTCCAGGCGATCAGCGGGGCGGTCCAGGACTGCCAATATTGGTTAACCCAACTGGAAGCCAAAGATGCCCCTGATCAAATCAATGACACCCAAAGCGCTGAAGGCTAATATCAAAAAAGAGATAGAAGCTGGCAAGCCGCCTAAACAAGCGGTGGCAATTGCCTATTCTGTTAAACGGGAAGCTGAAAAGAAAAAGCCAGCTAAAAAGAAATGACCAAGCACGACAAGCCCATAGCGCACAAGACAACGGGGAAGGGTAAGACCTACAACCCAACGGACAAGGGCGCTGGTATGACTGCAAAGGGAAGAGCTGAATACAACGCCAAGAACAATAGCAATCTAAAGCCCCCAGCACCTAATCCGAAGACCAAAAAAGACGAAGGCCGCAAGGCCAGCTTTTGTGCCAGGATGGAAGGTGTAGTAAAGAACGCCAAAGGACCAGCTGAACGGGCCAAGGCATCACTAAAGAACTGGAACTGCTAATGAAACCTGGACTCTATGCCAACATCCACAAAAAGCAAGAACGGATAGCCAAGCAAAAGGCCGAAGGCAAGCCCGTAGAACGTATGCGTTCGCCTGGTAGCAAAGGCGCACCTACAGCTGCAGCATTTAAGCAATCCGCTAAGACAGCTAAAAAATGACAGAAGAAGTTAAGCGCCCCGTAGGTCGCCCAAGTCTTTACGACCCCGCATATTGCGACCAGGTAATAGAGCTTGGCAGCCAAGGTAAATCCATAGAACAAATAGCCGCAAAGCTAGGGGTTTCTACTAGGGTGCTATTCGATTGGAAAGACAAATATCCAGAATTTCTGCACGCCTTGGACCAGGCGAAGGAGCTGGAGCTAGATTGGTGGGAAAACATAGCTCAAAACATGATGATCGAACACAAAGACGGATCGAAGCTAAACAGCTCGATCTGGTCCAGGTCAATGGCTGCACGATTCCCCAAGAAATATCGGGAAAGCACCAAAACAGAGATCACAGGGGAAAACGGCGCACCGCTGCTGCAAGGCATCCAGGTGACATTTGTGAAGCCAGACTAACACGCATGGGGACTGAGCGTTTTAATGCTGGCTCTTGTCGCCCAGCCTTGCAGCCCCCAGCCGTGTTGGAAGGTTAAGCCAGCAATCGAGGATGTCGAAGCGCAATTTTTTCTGGCTTTCCGTTGCGCCTAGCCAAAGACCAAATCGAATTCCAACAACCTATAAGGAAAGCACTTGTCGGACATAGTTAACCAGGCGATAGCTAAAGCGGAATTCCCAATTAAGCTCAAGGGCTTGTTTGAGAAAAGCCGCTACAAAGTCGCATACGGTGGACGGGGTGGAGCTAAGAGCTGGGGCATAGCCAGGGCGCTACTGATCAAAGGCGCTAAAGACCCGATGCGAATCCTTTGTGCCAGGGAATTCCAAACATCTATCAAAGACAGCGTCCACAAGCTGCTATGCGACCAGATCGAAGCGCTTGGACTGCTAGGGTTCTATGAGATAACGCAAAACAGCATCCGCGGTAAGAACGGGACAGAGTTTGCATTTGTCGGCCTACGCAACAACGTGGCAAACATTAAGAGTTACGAAGGCGTAGACGTTGTATGGGTGGAAGAAGCCCAAACAACCAGCCGCCTATCCTGGAACATCCTAATTCCTACCATCCGCAAACAGGGCAGCGAGATATGGATTAGCTTTAACCCAGAGCTGGAAACAGACGAAACATATCAGCGCTTTGTGCTAAAGCCGCCCGCGGACTGCATCCAAATCAAAATCAACTGGAGCGATAACCCGTGGTTTCCCGATACGTTGATGCTGGAAAAGGACGCATTAAAAGAACGCGACCTGGAAGCATATAACCAGGTTTGGGAAGGTCTATGCCGCCAATCAGTCGATGGGGCTATTTTTGCCAAGGAGCTGCAGCAAGCGGAGCTGGACGGACGATTGACCAAAGTCCCGTATGACGCAACCAAACCAGTTCATGCCGTGTTTGACCTGGGATGGGCCGACAGCACAGCCATTTGGTTTTTGCAGTTTGTGGGCATGGAAACCAGGCTAATCCGCTATATCGAAGACAGCCAGAAGACCATTAGCCACTACCTGGCGACCATGCAAACATTTGGTTATGTGTACGACAAGGTATGGCTGCCACACGATGCGGAGAATAAAACCCTGGCTGCAGCTGGTCGGTCCATTGATGACATAGTGCGGGCAGCTGGATACAAAACCCAGATATTGCCCCGTGTGCCAATCCTGGACTCGATCAACGCTGCCAGGACCATATTCCCCAGCTGCTACTTCGACCGCGATAATGCTGCCGAAGGGATTAACTGCCTACGCCATTACCGTTATGAAGTCGACCCAGCTACGGGCCAGTTCAGTCGAAGCCCGCTGCATGATCACTATTCCCACGGGGCGGACGCATTTAGATACATTGCGCTAATGATTAAAGAACCAGCAGCCAGAAAACCCAAGGCCCAGGTTGCAATGGTCGCTGGTTGGATGGGATAATAAATTAAAGAGGTACACCAATGGCACGAACAAACGAAGCTAAAGACGAACGCATCCAGAAGGCAATAGACTTTTGGCATTTGAGCAATGATGCGGACTCTATGAACCGCGCCGAAGCTTTGCAAGATATTAAGTTTGCAGCTGGCGACCAATGGCCCGTGGAGATACAAAACTCGCGCAACCTGGAAGCCCGCCCGTGCCTAACGATTAACAAGATCGATGCATATATCCGCCAGGTGACAAACCAGCAACGTATGCAGCGCCCCAGGATCAAAGTGCAGCCAGTAAACAACCTGGCAGATTACAAGATTGCCCAGGTGATCGAAGGCATGACCAGGCACATCGAAGTTAATTCAAACGCTGATACGGCCTACGATACGGCCTTCGACTACGCGGTGCGGATGGGCTGGGGCTACTGGCGCATTAACACCCGCTACGTTAGCGAAGATTCGTTCGACCAGGAAATCTACATCGATACGATCGACAATCCGTTTACCGTTTACTTCGACCCTAATTCAATATTACCAGACGGATCGGACGCTGAAAAGTGCCTGATCACGACCGTAATGGATAAGAAGGTTTTCCGCGAATACTATCCAGGCGCGGACGATGGTGCTAATTTCACCCAGCGATCTACGGGTGACGATACAGCCAGCTGGATCACCAAAGAAGATATTCGCATAGCTGAATACTTTTATGTAGAACGCGAACGCGCCAAGCTTTACCAATTAAGCGATAACACGGTCCACTTTGCCGACTCTGCTAACTTCTTTGAAAAGGTCGAAGCAATGGGTTTGTCCATTGAAGACGAACGCGACACATTCCGCAAGGCCGTGAAGTGGTGCAAGATGACCGCCCTGGAAATATTGGAAGAGAAAACCTGGGCTGGAAAATATATCCCCGTTGTTCCGTGCTACGGCGCACAAGTAATTGTGGACGATCGCCGCAAGCGCTACGGCCTGGTAAGGTTTGCCAAAGACCCGCAGCGGATGTATAACTTCTGGCGCACCAGCATGACCGAATCGGTTGCGCTAGCACCAAAGGCCAAATGGCTGCTGGCAGAAGGCCAGGACGAAGGCCACGAAAACGAATGGGCATTGGCTAATATCAAATCCAGCCCCGTCCTACGCTACAAGCAAAAAGACATTGAAGGCGTGGCAGCGCCCGTTCCGCAAAGACTGCAGCCAGAAGCACCGCCCGCGGGCATTATGGAAGCAGCTGGCGCTATATCTGCCGATCTGCAAATGGTCCTGGGCATACTTGATCCCAACCAGCTGCCAACGGGCAACATATCAGGCAAGGCATTGGCTGGGCAGCAAAGCCAGGTCGACTTATCAAACTTCCACTTCTACGACAACATGACCAGGTCGATCCGTCACACGGGCAAAATCATCTTGGACTTGATCCCTAAAATCTATGACACAAACCGCGTAATGCGGATCATTGGATCGGACGGGCAGCCAGACATGACCACGATCAACGAAAAAACCGAAGTGGGCAAAGTGCTAAATGATGTTACGGTCGGCGAATACGATGTGGTTATGGATACTGGACCAGGATTCCAAACCAAGCGCCAGCAAGCAGTAGAAGCCATGATGCCGCTGCTAACTGGCAACGAGCAGCTATTCAATATCGCTGGCGACCTGGTGTTTAGAAATATGGATTTCCCTGGTGCAGACGTAATTGCCGACCGCCTGGCATCCATGAACCCAATGGCCCAGGTGGACGAAAAATCGGATGTGCCGCCCCAGGTCCAAATGGAATTGGCAAATAACAAAAAGCAAATGCAAGAAATGCAGCAGCAGCTACAGGCCGCGCAGCTGGAGATCAACAACCGCGGTCAAGTGGCACAGATACGCGAAGAAGGCGCAACCAAGCGCAAGCTTATGGACGTTACCGCCAGGGCGCACAACACCGAAACAATGGCAGAAGTCAGAGTTAACGACCAAAACACCCGATCACTTACAAGCCAGAATAAGACAGAAATCGAAGCGATCGTGGAATTGTTGCTGCACAACATGGACACAAACCGCCTTATGCAAGAAATTGAAAAGCGCAACCTGGAACAAGCCCAATATTCAACCATTGCAGCAGCAGACATTGGACACGGTGCAAGCCCTTTCACGCAGCAAGAACAAATGCAACCGCCGCCAATGGAACAACAACCTATGCAATAAGCTTGACAAGTGAGTAATTTCGGGTAATATCGCCCAAAACCCTTACCCGTGGGGTTCACGGGGCAAATTCTTTGAGGAAACTCAATGTCAGAAGTAGCAGAACGACTTGCAGCCAATGTGGTTACAAGTGAAAATTTAGCGGAATTTAACGCCAAACGAATGGGTTTAGCTGATCCATTACCTTCAGAAGCCGCGGCTGCCGTAGAGGAAACTCCAGCAGAACCGACCGAAGAGGTAAGCCAGAGTGAACCAAGTGGTGAAGATGAAGCGAAAGCAACGGAAGAACGCAAGCCAAATCCAAAATTGGAAAGGCGGTTTTC